TAGCGGTGGTTATATTGGTTTTATGGATACTAATACGACAGATGACACGGAAGTTTTAGTCGGCGCAGTTGGTAACGACCTTGCTATTCATACTGGCGATGTGGAAACATTCCGTATTAAATCGGATGGCAAAGTGGGCATCGGGACGAGTTCGCCTAGCAGTTACGATGGTAGCGGAAACAATCTTGTGATTTATGAGGCTGGCAACGCTGGAATTACGATTGCGAATGGTACGGCGGACAGTGGAAGCATTTTCTTTGCTGACGGAACTTCTGGCGATACTCGTTATCGTGGAATTGTTCAGTACAATCACCCCTCAGACTATATGCGGTTTTTTACGGCCGCCACAGAACGTATGCGCATCACATCGGGCGGCAACGTGGGCATCGGGACGACTTCGCCTGAAAACAAAGCACATTTTGTAAACACAAATTCTGGTGGTTTGACGACTGTTTTGCGTCTTACAAATGCGTCATCCACAACCTCAAGTGAAACAGGGATTGAGTTTACAAACTCTACCGATTTAGATAGTGCAGGAAATAGCGCAAGAATTAGTGTCGAAAGAACGTCAACTGGCAACAATGCAATGAAATTTGCAACATCAAACAGTGTGACACCTACGGAACGGTTTAGAATAGACAATAATGGTAATATTAACATTGCTTCTTCATCTAAAGTAGATGTCACAACTGGAACAGATGATGGTGCAACCTTTCAAACAAATGGCAGAAACGACTTTTCAAGAAGCAGTGGACAGCCACTTAATTTACGCCGCCGCACCAACGATGGAACAATTCTTTCTTTTTGGAAAGACACTACAAATATCGGGACGATTGGGTCAAGAAGCGGAAACCTGTATTTGGGTAGTGGAGACACGACATTAAAATTTGAAGCGGGTGGTGATTACATTGTGCCAGCAAGCACAACAGGTGCTGACAGAAACAACGCTATAGATTTAGGAAACACCGCAACGCAATTTAAAGACCTCTACCTATCAGGCGGCGCATACATTGGCGGCACTGGTTCTGCTAACAAGTTGGATGATTATGAGGAAGGTGATTGGACACCAGTAATGCGAGATGGAAGCAGTTCTTCAGATACGGCATCATCAACGACTGCAACTGGTAGTAGATACATAAAAATTGGTTCTCTTGTTTGGGTGACCTGTAGATTTGATAATCTTGATACAACGGGGATGGATTCTGGTGGTCACCTACACATTCACGGATTACCGTTTGATGCCGCTACAGAATCTACTGCGGCGGTTTGGTTTCAGCAAATTTCAAGTAATTTTGAATCGTCTGGCGTAGATATAATAGGGAGATTTTTTCTAAATCAACCCTACATTAGACTTGACCAAGTTAAAAGCAGTGCGACTTCTGACGCAAACTTACAACCCCAAGATGTAAGTGATGACGGTTTTGATATGACCGTTTCTGGAGTTTATAGAACAACCTCATAACCTGATTGGATTATCAGGTAGTCAGTCCAGCCAAAGGAGATAAAAATGGCACTAACAAAAACAACTGAAGAAGACAAGATTGAAGTGGTCGGCACACACAAGGCCATTCAAATTCGCACCGCTACAGTCATTACTGAAGATGGCACAGAGATTAGCCGTGGCTTCTCACGCAGAGTAATTCATCCTTGCGTGAAGTCAGGCGACACTTGGTCAGACTATGACACATCATCAGAATCAACAGAGGTGCAGGGTATTGCATCTGCTGTTTGGACAACCGCAGTAAAAACTGCATACAAAGCATTTGTAGATGCACAAGCCGACTAAGGAGTAACCGATGGCTAACACATACACTTGGGACTTTCCCACACTTGACGTAAACAACAGCGCACAGAATGGGCATGATGATGTCATTCAAACTGTTCATTGGCGCATGACTGCTGTATCCGACAGCGAAACAGATGCGGATGGTAACGCCCTGTCTGTAAGCGCATACGGTTCTGTTGGTCTGGCAACACCAGATGCAGGTGATTCTTCATTCATTGCTTTTGATAGCGTGACCAAAGACAACTGTAAGGCGTGGGTTCTGGCATCGCTGGGCAAGACCGAAGCAGAAATGCAGACAATGTTGGATGAACAGGTTTCAGCATTAGCATCACCGCCATTAAGTCAGCGTACGCCTTCAGGTTGGTAGAATGGATAATAATTCTGCCCGCATATTAGTTGAAACGGCTGTGGCTGGGGTGACATTTGGATCACTCATTGAAGCCATTCCGTCCATTGTGGCTATTTTTGCGGGCATTTATTATGTCGCAATGACCATTGAGGTTGTAGGAAGGATGAAGGGCAAATGGAAAAACAAATCTTAAGCGCATTAATCGCAATTCTGTTCGCCCTGTCCGGTTGGGCGTTGACCAGTATCAATTCGCTTCAGCAAGATATGGCGAAGATTTCTGTGGGTCATGTTAATGTCGACACGGTGCATCAATTACAGCGTCAGGTCGATCGTTTAGAAATACTGTTGCAAGCATCGGCGTCGGAAAAATGAAAGCGTTCGTCTTCGTCTTTGTCTTGATCTTGCCGTCGGGCGAACCGAAGATGGAAGCGCGTCTTGTTGAGAAATGCCCTGACAATGAAAAAATTGAATACTTATTTAATGATATGAAGAAAGAAGGCGAAATCGCAGATTGGGGTGCGGTTTGTGTAAAGTTTGAAACGCAGGGTTCGATATGATTGAGCAATTTTTCCAAGACTGGTTCGGCATTATATCCGCCGCGATATTGCTTGTCGCGTTTTTGAACCGATCCATCGCAAGTTTAGAAACGCGGCTTGCTGAATGCGAAAACAAAATCCGAGAAATCTTCAGGCTTTATAATGATATGATAAAGCGTGAACTGGACAAGAAAGACAAGTAAACGCTTATTAAATCGGGGGATTAATGATAAGCGCAACAACAACCGGGCTGATCGCCGAATATATTGCTTGCGCGTCGCTGTTGTCAGCCGGGCTTCGTGTTGCTATGGCGGCGCAAGATAGGGTCGATCTTGTGGCGTGGGATGACGACCGCTTTTATCGCGTTCAGGTTAAATCATCGACGCTGAAGTTTCAGCCGGGACGACAGCCGGGTTACCATTTCGGGTTGGCGTCGGGTTCTAAAAAGATGATATTACCGAAAGTTTCTGATTATGATATGGTTTGTTTGGTGACGGTCGATGACCGACGTTGTGCATTTTACGCAACAGAACAGATTAATCAGTTCACGAAAAGAATGCCGCGACGAAGATTTGAAACCCCGCAGATCGAAGCGGAAACGCTTGCAAGGGCGATTGAAATCATAAAGGCGAGAACATGACGGCACATTGGGAAAGATACGCAAATTTCACTGCTGACGAATTTTCATGCAAAGAAACAGGCGCAAACGAAATGCGCGACAGTTTCTTGGTTTTGCTTCAGCAATTACGCGATGAACTTGGCGAACCGATCAAAATCACAAGCGGTTATCGCGATCCGACGCACAGCATAGAAGCGTCAAAAGAAGCCCCGGGCGTCCATACGCGCGGTTTGGCCTGTGATATTGCTTGCGATGGTCAAATGGCCTTCAGGGTCGTTCAAATCGCCATTAAACTAGGTTTCACTGGTATCGGAATCAAACAAAAGGGTCACGGCAGATTTATCCATTTAGATACATACACTGGGACGCCGCGACCTAATATCTGGAGTTATTAAGATGTTTTCTATTCTTGCAAAAATATTCGGGTCGGGTGACGTCATCAAACAGGGCTTGAACCTGATCGATGATATGCACACAAGCACCGAAGAAGAAATCGCCGCGAAAAGCAAAGCGAAGATCGATCTGATGTCAGCATATGCGCCGTTCAAGATCGCGCAACGTTATCTGGCGTTGATGTTCGGCGCGACGTTCTTGCTGAGTTATGTTCTGGTTTTGGGCATGACGATCACTGGTCAGGGCGACCCCGACGCGGTGACAAAAGTGATGGATCAGTTTTCGATCAATTATGCGATGCTGATCATCTTGGGCTTTTATTTCGGTGGCGGCGTCATCGACAGCGTAAAGGCGAAGAAATAAAAAGGGCGGTCGAAACCGCCCCTCTTTACACTTATTTGTGTAGTTTTTCGATCTTCAGGGTATATCCCAAACAGTTCAAAACGGCTTCTGCGGTTTGAACGTTTGGCGTCGTTTTAGTTCTCCACGACGAAAGCGTTGATCCTGTGACGCCAGCGTCTCGACCAAGGTCTTTCAATGACAGTTTCTTCTGATCTATCTGATCGAAGATAAAACGAACGATCGGCTGATTATTGGTCATTTCGTTTTTATAATCGTGTTTTTTCCGTTTCATCTTATTCGCTTTCAATTATCTTGAGCGTCAGCGTTTTTTGACGCGTGATCGTTTCTGGTTTCGCCGGGACGACCGTTTCAGGTTTGGCGCGGGTTTTTCGCATAGGCCATTTAATGATGTATTTGCGATTGCCGATTTCGGTTTGCGCTTCATCACGTTCGCCCATAATTTCTTTCAAGGACGCTTCTATCTGATCAATATCCCATTCGGCTTGACGCTTGCGTTCTTTCGCTTCTGAAAGCGACAGCGCAAGTTTCTGACCACCCTGAACATCCCTTAGATCAAGCGGTGGTGCATCCTGATCAACTTTGCTGAATGCGGCGTTGCCATCATCACTGGACAGAACTGGATATTTGTCACCTGTCTTGCGACGCTTTTCGAAGTCACGAATGGCATCGATGATGCGTCCCTGCCGATGCGGATCGGCTTCGTAAACAAAGACGCGCATTTCAATGCCCTGATAAAGCGTGGCGATTGCACCCCAACTAAAACCAGCGCAAAGCATCTGCGCTTGCAACTGGTAAACGCCGCGATGCGGTGGTGGCTGATCTTCTGGTCGTGCGCTTGTCAGTTTTGCTTCCAGCGCACCCCAGCCATCAACTTCGATTTCATTCGCGCCGATACAATAAATCCCCTTCGATGGGTCATGTTTGATCGTGCCGCTAAAGTTGCCCATCCCATCAAGTGACGCCGCAAGCGGTGCGCCGTTATAAAAGAACGGTTCTTTTAGATCGATGTCGGCTTCGATAATCCCCAACCGCGAACACGCTTCTTTCAGGATTGTCGGTTCAAGACGATCGCCCCACGACGTCGCTTCGTTGCCGTTGAAGGCGTTCATGCGCGGTTCGTTTGCGTCTAATGTCATCATCTCAGCAAGCAGTTCATTCGGCGTTGAGTAAGGCGACAGCCCCAGCAAAGCAGGGATGCGTGACGCGCTGATCATGTTATCGGGTGTAAGTTTTCCAACCATTGTTTATTCTCCCTTTTCTAAACAAAAAACATAGTGGATGACTTTTCTGCCCCACCAGACCCGGACATATTTGCCCCGCGAAAAACCATAAATGTTAAACCTTGCGGGGCGTTTATATGTTTTCCAGACCAGAACGGTATAACCGAAGATAGTGATGTTGCCATCAGAAACTTCTTTCCACGGTCGTGGCCAATCATCAGGAATGTTCACATTGATTTTCATTTTTAATTCTCCCATTTAACTTTCAAAGTGTTGTCATAAACCTTCACGAAACGATGCTTGCGTGACCGTGGTCGCCATTCTCCATCGACGCCTTTAGTCTTGCCGCGACTTTGTTTCGTGAAAGAACCATCGGGCATCCGAACCCAAAAGTCTTTTTTTGCGGCTGTCATGCCGTAATAGTCAAAACCTAATGCGCGATAAACTGTCCCCTGATGAAAATCATCATCAGCATATGACAGGATCACGCGGACGTTTGTTTCTTTTCGCAGCCGGCGAATGCAACGTGCCACGAACCAACTTGCCAGATTGTGTTCTTGCGCCTGATGGTCAGGGTCAAGAACAAGGCGTGACAGTTCGAATAAGCCGTCCTGATCGTCGCGATCGATGCCAAGCATTCCGACGCTTAATTCTGGTACAGGAAAGCCTGTGAAGATGCAAACGCCAACGACCTGATCGTCGTGCATTAAGCCGTAATTAAATTTCGATTTGAACCCCTTCGAGATTTTAGAAAGATAATGATGATCCCGAAGAAGGGTGACGCAATCGTTTTTGTCGATTGCGTCGATTTCATAATCGGCTTTCATTATTTGAAAGTCTCCCCAGCCCATACCATCAAGCCCCACCAGTTGTAAGTGTCGTGCAACGCATTTGTCCAAGACACTGCCCAAAGACCCATCAGGATCACAAAGAAAATATTAATTATCGCATTCATCGTCTTCATCCATTTCAACTGTGATTTCACCAAGGCCGAAGCACATTTCGCACGTCGCCCATTCTGAACTGATATAACCGCCGTGTCGCCAATCGACGATCGGCTTGTCATATTCGCAACGGCCTTCGCCGCCGCATTCAGGACATTCGATTTGTTTATCGATAATCATGATTGGTTCTCCCTGTTTACCAACTTAATTGATTTTGCATTTCTGCAAGGACAGTTTCCATTTTTTGTTGCGCTTGATGAAGTGACGCTTCTGCTTCGCAAACTAATTCGTCCATCATGCTATGTTGCAACCTTGGCAATTTGCTAACCGCATCAATCATTTCTTTGATTTGCTTGTTGGCATTTTCAATTTCTTCAATCAGTGACATAATGATTTCTCCCTTTCGGGGGCGGCTTACGCCGCCGCCCAATATCCATAAACCATTTTGTGGGTGCTGTTCCAATTATCGTGAACCGTGCCGTCAATGACAGCCGCGAGATGACCCGCCATTCTGACGATCACAACACCCTGCGGCATATCAAAATGATAAGCCTTGCGACCAACAAACTTTGGCGCAGAATGCCAAACCCAACCACGTTCTTTTAAAAACTTGTCATAAACCACTTTATGAACGCCGTCCCGCGCTGAACGCTTGCCTGTCAACTCTTTCTGACGCCGCGCAAGTTCAAGATAGGTTTCTTTATAATCGAGGTTCAGGGCGATCGAGATTGCGCGAACCACGCAGTCACCGCAAGATCCCTTGTACCCTGCTTCTGATCTGCCGCCGTCGTTTCTGATAAAATTAGTCATGATAAAAACTCCCTTTCGGGGGCGGCTTATTTAGCCGCCCAATAAGTTTCAACACCAAGGTCGGTCAACCACCAAACTGATGGAACGCCGTCGCCATAATCTTCACCATCATCAAAGAAGCAAAGACCCTTTTTGATTAGGCTAGAAAGAACGCCGCGAACCTGACTGCGTTCGATTGGGAAATCCCGAAGTGATGCACAACACATATTGTCATCAAGAGTTTCTTCGAGGGTGTCATAAGAAGTAAAATCACCCATTACGTTCAAGCAGATTGTTTCCATTTCAGTTAAGTTTGTCATCAGAAATTCTCCTCTGTTTTGATCTGATATAAATACCCTATATCATTTTGATACACCCTGCAAGCATTAAATCAATTTTTTTTATTTTATTTTCATGCCCCCTTGTCGATGTAAATCATTCTGATATATGTGGAGAAACAGGCAATAGGAGAAATCGCCGTGGAGATGAAACAAATCTTGATCAGATTGCGTCCAGAAACGCACGATCTATTGAAAGATTATTGCAAGCATAACCGCCGTTCGATGGCGTCGCTTGTTGATGAAATCGTTCTGCGTGAACTTAAATCGCAGATTGACGAAGCCAACCGTCTTGAGGTGGCACAGCGCAACGCAGGGGCAATCACATGAAGCCGGGCGGGGGACGTGCGAAGGGACATCAGTTCGAACGCGATATTGCGAAAGACCTTGAAGCGGAACTTGGAATCAAGTTTTCACGCATCCTAAACCAAACACGCGAAGGCGGTTTGGCTGATCTTGAAGCGGTTGACTTTCCCGATTTTCCTTTTGCGATCGAATGCAAGCGATATGCCAAAGGCGGCGCACAACCAGCGTGGTGGGATCAAGTTTGCGTCGCGGCTGATAAGGCCAACAAACTGCCCCTGCTAATCTGGCGCGGCGACAGAATGTCAGTACGGTGTCGGATGCCTATTCAGGCGATCGTTGGGCTTGATATTCATCAGCCAGCGATGGATCGCAA